CTGGAAACTGTGTAAAATATGCAGAAAAAATCAATAAGGAAATTATCAAAATCAACCCATACGATATATAGTGCTTCATAAATGCTTGAACGCTATATATAGAACTAAAACGAATATGAAACTCTTGATTTGTGACGAACTAGGCAGAAAGTACCACTCTGACCGTCAATCTTTTCAGTTGCAATCCATTCACGTTTATCTTTTAAGATGAACGGCATATTCTGAATTCTTGTTTCATCCGTTTTACTAATGAAAGATGGAAATCCCTTAGACGCTTTCTTTGGTAAAACCAGCTTGCGGAACCAAGGCATTCTCATTAAGAAACGTGGATATTTTGCTTTTTTCTGTGTATCATTCTCCACAGGCTCTTTATCCATTGTTCTTTCATACTGTTTAATTCCAATTACTTCCGTTACATCTTCTCCTACTTCATACCCACCCTTCTTTTCCGGTAGGATACTTAATGGGAAGCAGATGCCCTGACTGATTACTCCAGCCATTTTCATTGTCTTAATTCTAAAATTGTTCTTACGAAGAAACTCAAATTCAGGTTTTTCCGGAAGAACAGAATCAATCTCTACATATATACATTTGCCACCAGCCTCGTACTGGTCTTTCTGAACAATAACACTCCAGCCGTCAATGATAGCCAATACGATTCTGTCCTTGCCCTCAATTGGCAGAATCTCAGAAATCGTCTTTATACTTGCTAATTTTCTCATTTCATTCTCCTTATGTTCTACTAAAATCAATGCAATATTCAATGATTCTTTGTTTTTCAAGCTCATCATCAAAATCATCCCACGGTATTACATTGTATTTTCCTGTCACGTCTCCAGTAATGTCATATAATTTGTTTTCATACTGAACTACAAAATGATTTATCACTGGATCATACATCATGACCGCTTCTGGAAATCTTCCACATAATATGTATGCAAACCAATAGCAGCAACCACATGTGAACACTTCATCAATATGCTGATTGCTGCTTATATTATGGAAATGCCTAATGAACTCATCCATATTTACCCTTTAACAAGGCGGTAGTTTTTAACGACAGAAGCAAAATCTGCTTTTGTTTCAACTAAAAACTGTGCAATATCTTCTGCTAAAGGTTCTGTTTCAAATTCCTTTTCACTAATTACTTTCTTAACTGAACCGTTATTCACAACGCCTCTAATAACAAAATACTCTTCTAATGAAGCATCCTGTTTTGTATATACCGTTACTGTCTTTTGCATAAATATCACTCCTATACATAAATCTTTTCCATTAACGCACTAAATACTTCTCCAAGACCTGCTGTAAAAGCTATATCATCCTCACCAATGGCGACATTTAATGATTCCTTATTGATAACAATAAGATGTTTTCCTTTGAAATCGTTAATAAATGTATTTGCCGGTGAAACTGTCAATGATGTACCGCCGATGATTAACATGTCTGCATTCTGAATTGCATCAACCGCTTTATTAACCGCATCTTTTGGTAGTTCTTCGCCGTAAAGGGTTACATCTGGTCTAACTTGTCCACGACAATCGCATTTTGGAATTTCCTCATCGCTCTCAAACAGAAACTCTTCTGGGAATTCCTTATGACACTTCGCACAGTAATTTCTCTGTGTTGTTCCGTGAATTTCATACACTTTCTTACTACCAGCCTTTTGATGCAATCCATCAATATTTTGCGTTACAATTGCAGAAAGTTTACCAGTTTCTTCAAGCCAAGCAAGTGCTTCATGTGTTATATTTGGCTGTATGTTTCTGGTGTCCATTTTCTGTCTGTAAAATTCATAGAATACTTTTGGTGTATTAAACAAACAATCTCTGCTTAGTAAGTATTCTGGTGTATATCTGTCAAACCTTACATCGTTCTGATTGTAAAGCCCATCTTTGCTCCGAAAGTCAGGTATTCCACTTTCTGTAGATACACCTGCTCCGCCAAAGAATACTATGTTATTTGACTCTTGAATATATTTAACTAATCTATCAATCTTATCCATTGTTTCCTCCAGCAAGAATTTCATCTAAAGTTACAGGCTCATAATTCCAATGCATACATCCAACGTTATAGATTTCATTCTTGTAACCACGCCGATTTAATTCCTTTGAAATCTCAAATTCTTCATTTGCTTCTGTAGTATTATGAGAATGACCATGTAAATGTATAGCTCCATATCTATGACCGTTATACATAGGAATGAAATAATGGCTTAGAATACATCTTTTCTTTGTTCCGTCCTGCAACGTAACTGAAATATCATCATAATCCTTAACAGCAGCAAGGCATTTCTTTGCCTTTGCATTGTGAAGAAATCTATCATGATTACCTTTAATAAGGATAATTTGACCATTCAGTTTCTTTAATAGCGTTGGTGCATCATCATTAACTGTTTTCCAAATCATATCGCCAAGAACATACACCAAATCTCCGGGAGCAACTTTGGCATTCCATCGTTTGATTAACTCTTTTTCCATCTCATCAACAGAGGAAAATGGTCGATTATCAAATTTCAACGCATTTGCATGTCCAAAATGCAAATCGCTTGTAAAAAATACTTTCATTGTTTCCCTTTCTAATGTGCTTCTTTATCACATTCATGAAGCATCATCAAATTGTCATAAAAAGCATCACCAAACAGATTGTGATACTTATCGAATGTTTTCTGCTCTTTCCATAAATACGGTGACATATGCCACTGAATAAATACAGCCCTTCTCAAAATATGAGATTCACAAGCATTTCTCTCAAATAAACTGAGATATGCTGATATATGATGGTGTTGTAAGTAATGTGCGGTCATTCCATCTTCTTCAAATTCTTGCGTCATAACCTTTCCAACATCATGTAGCAGTGCTGCCTCACGAATACTCTCATCTTCTGTTCTCTTGCAACAAATCTCATAGCATTTATACATATGTTCTCCAAGTGATAACTTGTGATGAGGATTATGCTGATTGAAATCATACATCGGAGAGGTATGATTTATCATTCCGTCCAAGTCCTCTCTATATAAGTCTTTCATATATTGTTCATTATCTTTCGGATAACATATTTGGATATCATCCCAACCCTCATACCAGTATGGTATATAGAATGATTTTGCCATTCTGATAATTACATCATCACCAACAATACGTTCTCTTTCTTTCTGTCTGTCGATACACATATTGATTGGAGTAGCCATTACCACGGCAGTCGCAATAATCTCATAATGAGCTTTGAGTTGCTGAAGTAAAACCCTTCTCCTTTTGTGGCTTATATTAGTGGCATCATATACAACAGATTTGCCAGACTCTAATGCTTCTTTTGTTCTCTTAAGCATTTCTGAAAATACCCTGTTGTTATCTGTCTGGTCAGATGCGTCACCAAATAATTCTGACCGGATTCTATCTGAAGCTAGTAAAACTGCATCATACTCTTTTGCAAGTTTTTCTGCCTTACTTGATTTACCCGAACCGGGAATACCTACCATTTGAATAAAATGAAGCATCATTTACCTCCTATTTCCAAAAGAAAAGAACGTTTCAGAATTTGAACAAGTGTGTTATTCATCAATTCCTCTACGTTCTTATCAATTACCAATTCGTGTTCTTCAACATATTTGTCTTTCAGAACCTTTGTTTCATTTAGGAGTTTATCAGCAATTTCTCTTGCTTCTTCTAAGGTGTGACAGCCCCTTTTAATATCAATGAGATATTCAGGAGTTCGAGATGTCAAACAATCCTTGTAACTTTCTCCGTCTATGTATCTTTTCATAAATTCATAAATACGAACAATATGATGTAGCTGCTTCGGATCATATCCATACTTTTTAATTTTCTCAATCAATGTTGGATACGGATGTTCCAATGCTTTATGCTTTTCCATACACATTCCAGCCATGCAATTTATAAAAGCATAGTTGTTGTATCTAGCAATACTTTCAGCATTTTCCAGCATTGGTTTATAAACATCTTCGTATTCTGGATTTACCATTTTGTATTTGGTAAACAGGATTTCTACAAAATTGATATTCTGCTTCTTAAAGCATTCAAACATCAATCGTATATCTTTTACATCAATATGTTCGTTTGACGGCAAGATAAGTGTTGTGCTAACAGGCTTTTTATTCAAGCAAAAATCCTCAAACGCTGGAATGACGATACATTTGGTGTCAATATCGCTCCCCTCGTAAGCTAATCCATAATTCTGTGAACCTTGTAAAAATACACCAAGAACCTTATATCCTAAGCTTTCTACATATTCATAATCACTCTGAATTCTCTTCTGAATCATCTTGATTTTCCTCCTCTCGCAACTGCCCACTTAAATACAACGATTGTTTATATCTCCTATGTTCTCTGGTTGCTCTTGTTCGCTCCTCTTTGGTACGTTGAAACTCTTTCCAGTTTTCCTTGCGATATTCTCTTGCTCTTTCTGCACTGTTCGGATTTACAATTAATAAAATTGTCTTTTTACTAACACCGAACTGCTGTCCTAATTTATTTAAACTCCAATCACCAGTCGCATACATCTCCTTAATCTCAACCTTTTGTTCATCGGTTAATTTTCTCCGGCGATCTAGTAGACCGGTTAATCGAATGCTCTCTGATTTATATGGCACCTTACTATTCTCCCTGTCCTGCCAGAACGCTTAAGAAAGATTCTTCTTGTACATCTTCTACATCATCTACTGTTTCTGTAGGTTCTTCAATATACTCTTCGTCTTCTTCCGGAGGTTCGCAGGTATTTAAAAAGTCTTCCCTTGTAGGAAGACTTGAGAGGTCAAATACGGCACATAATTTTACTGGGTGATATGTATGTCCACTAGCACTTTTCTGTGGTTCTTCTTCGGTATAAAAACGTTCTTGGCTATCCAAAGGTCTTTCATTAAAACCTTGGAACACTTCAAATGTTCCTTTATCAAAATCAATAACATATGCCCATTCGCAAAATAGACTATCTTTTGCAAAATCAATACTATTTCTTAGCTTAATACCACTTGGAGATTGTGTAATATAGTTTAAAATATCAGCACCCATATCTCTATTGAACTGTGGGTTTCTGTTATAGAAACGATTACTAACTTCCATTGATACAAATTTTTCTTTGCTAACATCAACTCCGATGTCTTCCCAAAGCTTATCCCATTCAGCATCCGTGATATACGAACATGTTCTTAAGTTTCTTTTGAAATCCTCCAAATTTGCATTCTTAAGAAAATTCAAAACTGATAAACCTTGTCCTGATGGATATCCATCCCACTGTCCATATTGGGCAAGCTTGTATTCTCCGTCGATGTGAGCACAAATCAAATGTCGTGTACCCATATTAGACCTCCATTATTATCTTCTACTTTTTCGTCCTACAATGTATCCTGCGAGAAAAAATCCCGCAAGACACATTAAGAACACACCAATGTTCAAAACAATCATGTGTGTACCTCTTACTCGATAACCTTGAATGATACGTCAGTTCTTCTGTTTAACTGCATATTTGCTTCGCAATCGTTAGGAGCAACCGGCTTAGAACCACCATTGCCAATAACAATAATTCTATCTGCACTGATTCCATTAAGTACGAAATACTGTTTAACCGTTTCTGCTCTCTGTCTTGAAAGTTCAATACCACCTTCAGTAGCATTATCAGATGCAATATTTCCTTCGATCTGAATAATTGAACCATCTAACACCTTAGCAATTTCAATAAATTCGTCGAGAATTGCAGTTGCTTCTCCAGCATCTAAGAATTTGGCTGTATTAGCAACAAAGTTTACTGTCGCAGATTTTGTCAACAATGCTTCTGCATCAATAACCTGCTGTTTATTTTCTTCAGTAACAACAACATTAGCATCCGTTGATGTGAATTCATACGCATCATATTTATCAGAAAGAGCACCAATGTATGTACTATCAAAGATTGTATTTACAAGTTCTGTGTTAACTTTTTCACCAATTGACTGCCACACTTCGCACATATCTGTATAAATTGTTTTTGCTGTTCCTTCAAATAATTTAAGGTTATCAGCATAAGTTGTAAGTTTTGCAGATGCACAGTTAGCTAATACATCTTCATCAGAAGCTGTTGAGAACATCGGCATTACCTTTTTAATAGTTGCCATGTCGGTTTCATATAGTTCAGCAGCCTGTAAAGCACCGTCAATAAACTTGGTTACAACTTCTGGATTTGCCTCAGCAAAATCTTTGTTAAATAGAATACCATCCATGATAAGACTTGATGAGCTTGCTGTACTAAATAAGATATGACAATCTGCCATATTCTTTGCCTGTGTTAAGTAAGGTTCCCACGTAGCAGCAACATCAATCTGTCCTGCGAAAAATGCCTTAGCAGCTTCGTCTGGTGTCGCAAAAAACACTAAGTTATTGATAATTGTATCTTTTTCTTCTTGAGTTAAATCAGACTGATTTACAAACCATACAACCAATGAGTGGGCTTCAGAGAACTGTGGAACGCCAATCTTTGCTCCTACTAAATCCTTGACGGATTTGATATCTGTTGTAGCAATAATACCATCGCCGCCATTTGAGAAGTTAGTGATATACGGCATAATTACATCTACGCCTGCTTCTGCAAACTTATTAGACAGGAACGAAGTTCTATTAATTGTATATCCAGCAGCATCTAACTTTCCGCTAATAATAGCGTTACTTGACTGTGTAGCATCATTGATAATACTAATGTTTACCTTAATACCAAGCTGGTCATAGATAGAACCTTCTTTGGTTGAAAGCCCGCCATTCGCGTCAATGATTTCTTTCCATCCAATCCATTCATCTAAAGATAAATTGATAGTTGCTTCATCATCTTTATCTGTATTGATTACATTTCCGTCTGTATTTACCAACGAATCCATGATATCATTGTCATTGCTTCCATTGTTTGCTACCTGCTGATTATTATCAGTAGGCTCTGTTTTTAACAAGCCTGTCTTTACACCAGCGAACAATCCTCCGCCTGCTAAAACAACTACAAGTAATACAATCAAAATCTTTGCAGCCTTTGTTAATCTAAATCTACTTGCTCTCATAATTCCTTTTCCTCCGCAACAAATTATTTGTTATATTTCTTTTTCAAACTCTCTAAGTAGTCGTTACTACTTGTTTTACGTGCTTCTGCTTCAGCTCTCTGAAGTTTTGTAGAAGTTCTATTGTTATGTACAACCTTTGCACCTTCAACAAACTCATTCAAATCCCTGTTTTTCTCACGAACAGACTCAAGCATCTTGTCTGTGCCGGTCATGCTCTTCAGCTCATCCATATCATCATAAACCTCTCTGAGCTGTTCCTTAACCTTCATATTTTCTACAACTTCCTTACTCTCTTTCTTGAGCTTACGAAGTCGTTTTTCACACATTTCATGTGCATCTTTTGCGGCAATTTCAGCTTCCTGATACGCTTTAATTAACTCTGTGTATCTTTCGATATCAGCCATAATCTCATCACGCTCTTCAGCTTTCAATTGTGCCATATCCATCTTACCAGCTCTTACTAAAGCTTCACATTCCTGTTCAACTTTTGTGCGTCTAGCTTTTAACTTTTCCATATCGCTTTTAGCATTACTCAATCGTCCTGCCGCAACTTTTAAAGCATTATCTGCTTTATTATAGGCTTCCTGTGCCTGTTCGATTTTTTCACCGTAAATCGCTCTTGCTCCTTCAGGAGTTGTCGCCATATCCTTGATAAATACTCTAGTTAACCCTGAAAACAACGCTCTTGCTTCCGGGAAGAGAATTAGTACCAATACGAATACTGCAACTACGATGATTAAAAGCACCTTCCAAAATTCCATTATTCATTACCTCCGATAAATTTACCAAGTTCAGAAATTCGTGAAATTTCTGCGTTGATTGCATCATCAGAAAATTTCATTTCTGCCTGTTGTTCTGTAATCTCTTTTTCTAAGCGAGCGATCTCCTCTTTATATCTCTCAATTTCTGTTTCCTTATCTGAGATTTCCTGTTTGCCGTCAGCAATAATCTTGTTAAGGACTCCTGTGAGAATTTCAATACGTTTTTCACCATCAAGAGTTACACCAGTCACTGTTAATCCAAAACTTCCGAGAATTGCAAGAACGGATGTTTTCTTAGTTGCTGTAGGCATTTCTTTAGGCAATGAGTTAATTAACTCTTCCACCTTAAAGATAGATGCTGACTTATCTAAGAGATTATTCTGAATATAAATATCTTCAATCAGAGTCTCTGTGTTTACATCTGTAAGTTCTACATCTACAGATTCTTCGTATGTAGTTTCTTCTTCATACGCAACGGTCTCATCAACCACTTCTTCAACAAGTCCCAACTTTTTCAAAAGTCCCATTTCGTTTACCTCTTTTCTTTCTTAAGTTTTTAAAAATCTATAATCACGTCACACATTTTTCTTGCTTCTTCTCTACTATGTGTGACCATAATTATCGTGTTGCGAGATTCCTTATGTTTCTGGATAATTAAATCCTGCATAACTTCTCTTGTTTTTTGATCCAGAGCAGACAATGGTTCATCCATTAAAATAATATCTGGATTCATAAACAATGTTCTCGCTAATGCAAGTCTCTGCCTTTGCCCACCAGATAACTGTCTTGGATACATCTTTTCCTTGCCAGACAATCCGACTCTGTTTAGCATTTCCTGTGCTTTTTCTATGTCATCCTGTGTAATTCTGCCCTTCACTTCTTTCGCAATTAAAATATTGTCCAAGCAATTACGCCAATCGAAAGATGTGTAATTCTGATGCATCATATAAACATTATTCTTATTTGCTCTTGAAACAATCTTGCCGTCAATTATCACCTGACCTGACAATGGTTTTAAAAGCCCTGCAATTGTTCGAAGTAAGGTAGTTTTGCCACACCCAGAACTTCCTAAAATCCCATATATCTTTGGTTCAAATGTATAACTGAAATTCTTCAGAATAGGTTTATCTTTACTGTATCCGGCACACAAATTTTCTACTTTAATCATTGATGTACCTCCATCTAAAAATCTTTTTTACAACCCATTTAGCAATAAAATCAAAAACTACGCTGATAACCATAATCACAATAATTGCCATGAATACTAAATCCGTTCGCCCTCTTGATGACGATTGCTGAATAATATATCCAAGCCCATATTTCGCATTAATTGTTTCTGCTACTGCTATGTATGTAAAACCAATTCCATACATCATAATGAAGCTGTTTAAAACACTTGGTAGCGAAGCAGGAATTTGTATTTTGTAAATCGTCTGCCACTTATTCATTCCTATCGTTAATCCAGTATCTATCAGATCGGAATTGATTTCATCTAAGCACAAAATTACTGATGGCATCATATAAACAAATGTTGCAATAAACAAAAATACAATCTTCATCAATTCGTCGATTCCAAACCACATAATGAGTAATGGATAAAAAGCTGTAACTGGTATGTATCTCATAATGCTTATAATTGGATTTAGAATATCGTTGGCTATTTTGGAGTTATACACCAATAAAGCAATTGGGTATGCAATAATCGCTGAAATACAAGTAGCTATTGTAATTCTCAAAAACGAATATTGTATCGCTATTTGTAGTTGCCCTGTCCGTATCGTTTCAAACAAGTTTGCAAATACATCTTGTGGAGCCGGTACGAACAACGGATTTGCATTCTTGGAGCAAATACCCCACACCAAGATCACACAGATAAATAATGCAATCCTCTTTAGAAACGTCTTCATTTAATTCACCTTATTCTCTTTCTTTCGCTGTCTTCTATTGTTGATATACTCCAGCAGGTATACCAAGATATACATCATTGCAATAACGATGTTTGTTACATATCCAAAAAGTGTTACTTCTCCTTGGACTAATGCGATAATCATATCCACAAGCAGTAATAATTCCATGAATACTGCTAAGAAAATAGATATGTCTATCTTTACTCTTTTCTTTCTCATTTTGAGTTCCCTCCATTTCTGAACAAAATGTACTTCTAATCGTTTTGTAATGTATCACTGAATAGTTCTTTTAAAACCCTAGGTTCGTATGACTGCTCACCAATTTCTTTGAACTTATCATCAATACCTCCATTTACGATTTCCGTATAACTCATACCTAAAACTGCTTTACTTTTCCATAATTCATCTTTCAAGAATCTTCGTTTGATTCTACGTTCTCGTATCATTCGGTAAAGCTTATATCCACGGGATGCATCGAATTTAAAAAATTCACACGCATGTTCACAATCACACAATTCATCTTCTACTTTACTTAATTGTTCCTGTAGTCTTTCTCTATATGCAATAATTTCTTTAAATGACTCTGTGATGTTTTGTCGAACCTTATCCCAATCGAAAACTTCATCTGATACAGAAGCTACATCAATGTTAGCTCTATATCTCTGTGGTTCCGGCTTGTTTTCCTCATCCTCTAAAGCAATTACTTTCCATCCATCTCGTCGTTTCTTTGGCATTTGAGTCTGAAGTATTCTCCATGCTTTTCCTGCATCAGGATATTTTGTCGCTTTTTCCTTACGATTAGTAACTGACATTTTGCCAAGTCTATCATGACAGATATATCTCTCATCTGAGGAAACACTTGCAATAATAAACTCAGACAAATTCATGTCTCCTTTACGCTTTATAGTTGTTTTGATTGTTTTAAAAAGAACAAGGAGTTAAGATGTCTCCTTGTTCTCAAAATCATAATATCTTCACAACAATTGTTATCAGAATTACCAGAACAACAATTATGAGTGATGCTAAAACGTAACATATTGTTGCTGCACCCTCAAACATTCCTCTTTCATCATATTCGTCAAGAGTTCCAAATCTATATTTATCATTCGGTATTTCTACTTCCTGCTGTGATTCCTTATTCAAAATTTCCATGTTCTTCTCTCTTACTAAACATCGAAAGCACACTTCCATTTATCATAGTCAGCCATATACTCTCTTTCAAGCTTATTGGCAATTGTATTAAGTGTTCTTGTGGCAGATATGGTATAATCCGTATTTTTCATATCCTTTGCAACAAGTGTCGAAAAATCAACCGGTCTCCCCATTCGTTCCTGTTCAAACATTCTGTAAAAAGCTCCGGATAAATAAATCTTGTTGTATGACAACTTTACTTTCAGTCTCGATTTATCACCTTCAGTTTTTGGATTCAGCTTTTTATTTACGATAGGACGAATTGTCATTAAATCAATTTCTTCTGAACGCATACTTCTCATTATCAAGTTACCATCCACACGTTTCCTTCGTGTCTCATAATGTGGGTGTATATAATTGAAATCTGTTAAACGACACGCTTTTTCAAAATCCAATTTTGCTTCTTGATAAATTTTATATTTCTGCCCATTGAAGTTAATGACCAATCTATCTAAGTCAATATCTGTATCTTTTACTTGAATAGCTTCCGTATCATATAATCCAGAAAATGCCATCCAAAGGAATACTCTGTATATAACATCAACTGTTTCAGATTCCGCAGGGTCAAACCCTTTAAAAATTGAAGAACCGTCTTTCTTTTTAAGACCGGTATCTACTTTTTTCATTACTTCAACCAAATGTGCAGGCGAAGATATCATTTGGCTTCGTACTTTTTCTATGGAATCTATCTGCACCCCATAAATACCTCTACCGTACTGATAACCATTATTCTTTAGCCATTTCACATATTCTTTGAGCATTATTAGTAATAATTCAGTGCTTTTGCTTCTTAGACCAGATAACTCGTTCACTACAGGTTGTAAAACTTCTGCTGACTGCAAAGCTAAATCCATTCCCCATTCGTTTTCGTATGGCTCAAACCAATTGAATATACTGGTAACGAATTTTTTAGTTGTAGGCTGATTTCTTGAGTTCACAAATGCCATCTTTTGGCTCTCATTATACATTTCATAACACCTCCTTACGCTACACAGTTCAGCCGAACTGCTTTTTCCCAAGTCGAAATCAACGACTCTTTGTCTATAAAGGAAATTGCTGAAGTTGCAATCAAGTTTGCAATTGCAATCTCTTTCATATAATGTATCGGAAGTGTTGTGATATAAATACCAACCTTGTCTTTTGACATCTTTTCTGGATTTTCACAGATAACCATACTATCTCTTTTTAATCCTGTATCTACTGCCTTAACAAGTACATGTGTTGGCATGTATAACTTCTTTAATGATGATGTAAGTGGTAATGCTATGATGTTTGGACTATTTACATTACCTACATTATTTTGAAACACGACACCGGGTCTCCAGCCAGATTGTTCTGATCCGGTGCCACTAAAATACATATTGTAGACTTCCCCAATCTTAGGAATTCTTTCCTTTTCGCTCTGTGTGTTCACGCTTCAAACCTCGCTTCTTGCTATACCTTATAATTGTGTTGTTCCTTGTATATGTATCATAACATGAGGTTTGAAGTTTGTCAATACAATTTTAAAGTATAATTGCGAGTTTTTTGCATACTAAGCCTGAGTAATAACTACTTTTGCAGTAAATTCCTCTATGCTTCCACAGTGTATCTCATACGAAATAACTCCGAGGTCATCTTCTTTCTTAATGATTTTCTCAATCATTTCGATGCTTACATAATTTTTTCCACTCCACAACAAAATTTTTGTCGGGAAAAACTCATTCACATCTACTCTATCTGTTTCATAATGCACACGAAGCGGAGATGCACCACACACGCCAAGAAGCGAATTAATGTCTACTGCATATTTTTCATTTGCAGAAACATCCTGAATAAATTCAGACAAGGAAATCTCTTTTGTGCTGACAATTTCAGTTTCTATGTACATTTAAAACTCCTTTCTACTAAAAGAGACACCCCGATTTGGGGTGTCCTTTTCGTTAATGATGTTCGCTATTGTAATTTTTGATAAATTGCTCAACTTCTGTTCTGTAATCGTTACGGTATAAATCATTTGGTCTGTCTTCAAACGGAGACCTATACTCCAATCCACCATGTTTATCTCTTAAAATTATATCAATACATAAAAATTTTCTGGCAGATATGGCTTCTCTATTTTCCAGTGTAGAATCTATAGGTATCACGCTTAACGGAACTCCAAGATATATACCTAATTCTTCTTCTGATAACCAAACAAGCTTCTTAGACAGTTCTGCACACAACCAGCCATACAGCTCCTCGAACTGCACTGCTGAACGAATTCTTTTTCCATCATAAGCAAGATTTAAAGGACTAAAACAACTTGTAATCAATGTTTCTAAGTCCTCGTCTCTAATTGATGTATATCCATGCTTTTCAAAAAGCTTACGACATTCTTCTTTTTTATCCAGTATTACTGTATTTCCTTTTTTATTCACAGTCATATACTTGTCTTTATATCCATCAATGAAATCATATACACATTTCGCATAATCATCATTAATTGAATATGGGTTTGGCTTTTTAAGAAATCCAACATATTTTAAACCATATTGTTCTTTTAAAATTTTGTCAATGATTAAGATACGTCTTTTTTCTTGAGCACGATATATGCTAATATTTTCATCAATAGGAATTTCGTTAATTGGTACATCTCCTATATATTTCTTTAACTCTTCATCCGACAACTTTGAAAGTTCTTGTGTTCGATATTCGCATATCCACATATATAAATATCCAGCTTGCAATTTATTAGTACTATTGTTCAAAGGACTGCATGGATCGTCTAATAGCAACACTATATCATCCTTTCTAATGTTTGGATAATGTTCGCTCATAAACTTATACCATTTGTCAATCCTTTTACTACGACTATCAGAAGCTCGCTTCTGGATTTCTTCTGGATTATAATATCCATTTTTCTTACGTCGTCTATATACTATCAATGCGGTACTTCCAAAAACGCATAAGATAATCAACATAAATTTCCATGCATAAGCAAGCAAAAATAAGAAGACGGGAAAAAGAACAATTGTTAATGCTATGCTCAAACTCTGTTCGTCACCGTCTCTAAAAAGTCTATAAACAACATATAATAACCCAACTATAATCCACAGAATACTTACTGCCAACATAGGCAACACCACCTAACACGCATTATCAATGCTTTCCGTAGCCCTTTCAATGTTTTCAATAGCTTCGTCAAGCTCATCAATTGCGTTTTCCATGTTAGCATAGCGTTCACTATTTTGCAGATTTGTATCCTCAAGATTATCGAGTTTGTCCTGCTCTTCATCTTTTACAATAGACACAATATGCGATGCCTTACTCAGATAAGACTTCGCTTCCTTTAGTCTTACACGCTGTTGCTTATTCATTACTGCGAACACCCCCGTTACCGAGGCAAGATTTCATAATCCCTCTTTTCTGTCGCGTCCGCTTTCATTATGCAACTGATTTAAGGAAATTTTATCACAAACCAGTGCTTTCATCAAGCAGCACGCGGACTGTTTTCTTAAATTTTCTTAATACATTTGCATTTTCGACAATAATAATTGTCCTTGGTGGAGCATCCTCCAAGTTATGCTTGTTCATATATCTCGTCTGTAAATTTCCCCAACTACAATCCATACTATTACATACCAAGTTAAATGTATCTGCATAACCAAATGAGTTATCTCTTCTTTGTATAGCCAATGGAACAAGTATCTGCAAAATTACTTCTTCTGGCTTTGTTTCACATTCAACGGAACCACCTCCCTCGATGATTTCTAATACCTCATCCTCAAAGTATTCATCTGGGAACATCCCTAACAAAATTGATTCAAAAATACTTCTCACCGTATCATCTTCGCTTATTGCTTCGAATGCGGTAGGATATCTGAGTGTATCATATTTATATCTAAAATCTTTACGAAGCTGTTCAAGAACAACACCGTAAACATTTCTTAACTGTATGTATATTGGAGATAGTACCGAATTAAAGGACGGATAACGCTTTTTGTCAATCTTCATTAACTCCTTAATCATCTCAGAAATTCTTCTTCTCCATGCCTCACCTGACATTCTGTTGGGGTATGTAGAAAAGTCTCCTGTCTTGATGAGATACCCCGCATACTTTTTTAGCTCACAAATTGCATTTTCAAGACCGGCAACTTGTCTTACTGCTAGTTCGTATTGGGCATCAAGTTCTCTTATCCTCTTGTTTATTAGTTCCTCTGTGAACATAATAATCGCCTCCTTCTTGTTCTCAGTTACCATTCCTATACTTTCTACTTCAATAAATTGCCAATCACCTGATTAACAACTTTCATATCCGCCTTACCTTTCATTACCGGCATGACAATCTTCATGATTTGTCCCTTATTAGATTTATTCATCTCGATACCAGCAATCTGTACCAAGTCAACAACCATATTTTCGATATCCTTTTCATCTGTCATTAACTGTGGTGCAAATTCATCAATTACAGAAAGTTTCCACTTATATTCTTCAAGTAATTCACTTCTTTCTGCTGGACATGAATCAATCATTTCTTGTGCAGTCTTTTTCTCTTTTAGAATAACCTCATTTACTAAGTCTTCCGTAATGTTATCCTTACACTTCTTGTCAATGGCTGCCTTTTTAACAGCACTAACTAAAGATGAAATTACATCCTTTCTCGCCTTATCGTGTGATTTCATTGCAGAAATCATTTCGCTTTGTAATTTTTCCAAAGTCATAGTATATTTCTCCCTCATTGAATTTCAAAATATTCTTCAAAACAATCACACATATATCCTTTTCCAACCTTTCCTATACCGCCAAGGTTAGTTTCAATTTCATATATGTCACCATTTTGTGAAAATTCATAAACACGTCCTTCAGTCCAATATTCATTATCATCTTCAACATATGTTTGAATACACATCGCAAACTTATTTGTAAGCTGATTTACACCTAAGTTGTCATCCTGTAATTCTCTCAATTCATTTACGCAATTTACAATAATCTGAGCTGCTTGCTGAACCTCTTCAATTGTATTATATCTTGAGAACGAAACCCTTATTGTTTCTCTTGCTTCCTTATCACTAAGACCAATAGCTTTTAAAACATGACTTGGTTCAGAAGAATGAGATGAACATGCTGCTCCAGCAGACACACAAACTCCATTATCTCCAAGCATAATTACAAGTGTCTCTGCGTCAATACCATCAATTCCAATACTACAAACTTTTGACTGAAGCACATCTGATGATGCATGAAATGAGTATTTTATTAACTCTTTTTCACATAATTCTTTGAATTTTTCTACAAACGCACCTTTTACACTTTCAATGTGTTGATTCGTTGTTACCCTAGAAGCTTTTGAAAAACACATCGCTTCTCCAAATGCAGCAATAAATGCAACATTTTCAGTTCCTGCTCTTAATCCAAACTCTTGCTCTCCACCAAAAATAATACTTGTTAATAAATCAGGCTCCTTAACACATAAACATCCAACGCCTTTAGGTGCATGTATTTTGTGACCAGAAATGGAGACTAGATCAGCATGTATGTTCATATTTATGTTTTTTGTTCCCATAGCTTGTACACAATCACTATGAAGTAAAATGCAGTTATTCTGACAAAAATCATAAATACTTCTTATATCATTTTCTGTTCCTAACTCGTTATTAACATACATAATTGATGCAAAAACCGTATCCTTGCGTACAGCTTTAACAAAATCTGAATACTTAACCACACCATCCAGAACATCTAAATATGTCACATCATAACCTCTTCGCTCCAATTCTTTCATAGCATTTAAAACAGAATGGTGCTCATATTTTGTGGTAATAATATGTTTCATTTTGCTTTTTCTGAAATACTTTTCCAATCCTAATATCGCAAGATTATTTGCCTCAGAACCAGATGATGTAAATATGACATTTCCCGGATTTGTATCCAATGCCTTTGCTACCTCTTTACGAGCATTTTCAATTGCTTGTCTGGATTCATTGCCAAACCTATGAATACTGCCTGCATTTGCATATGTGTCATATAAGTATCGGTTTATAATTTGACGATAATCTTCCGAAACTTCTGTTGTAGAAGCATTATCCAAATAAATCATTCTTCATCACGCCTTTCTGACATTGCTTGTTTGTACACTTCGTCATCTCTAATTCTTTGATGCAATCTATTTGTTTTACACCATTCACAAGAACCATGATTACGACATGTACGATCAATTGCTTTCGCTCCTGTATATGGTTTTCTTTTTTCTTTACCATACTGTATTGCTTTATCTAGGCTCATAGTAACACTCCTTACCACTGTGTATTGATTTTCAACTCATTAGCAATCAATCGTTTTGATTCCACAAACCTATCCAAATAGTCACCGTTCAGTGAATAATACCTTACATTGTATTTTTCCAATAATGCTTTTATCTGATTGCTATACTTCTCTCTATCTTCAGCAATAACTTCGCTTCTTGTACCATCCTGAACGAATTCTACAGTTGGCTCTAAAAATAGAACTAAATCCCATTCGTTTATATTTGCAACCGCTTCGGCTAAATGTTCGCATTTATCCAGCTTATCGCTTTCTTCCAATAGAAATCCAGCATAAAATAGAGTTGTTAAAGCGTCTGTGTCAACAAATAATATACGATTACTTCTTTGTAATGCATCCATTACGTTTATCTTTTGACGAAGTATATTTTCATATAAATCGTCCATAATCATAAATTCTTCTCCGCCTGCATACTCGCAAGTATCTCTACCTACTTCGGATACAAAATTTGTGTTATATGCCAACGCAAGATTCTGAACTAAAGTTGATTTTCCTGTACTTTCTCCGCCAACTACCAGTACTTTTCTTGCATAAAACGATTTACAAACATCTGGTATATAATCCCAATTCTCACTTGCCCATTCTCTTATCTCTGTTGAGCTTATAGGAACTTCTTTTCGTGGGAAGTAAATCACCTCTGATTCTGAAGAATACAGGCTTTCAAACCTATTTGTTCCATAATAATCATCACCACAGAAAACTGCATCTATTGGCTTACCAATAGTTGCTTTGATATCGTTTGCTCCTTTTTCCCAGTAATAATCTGTATTATATTCCTCTTTACTAACAGCCTTGTCTTCTATGAGAATAATCTTTATATTTGGAAGATGTCTGGTACAATTCAAAATCCAACGATATCTCAATTCTTTACTTGTGCTTTCTCTCCCTTCACACCAGCTAATCATTACAAATAGCTCTTCACACAGAGAAGAAGCTTTAATAATGTCATGTATATGACCAATATGCAGCGGATCGAATGAACCACCATACATTCCAACCTTATATCTCATATTTATCTCCTTGCTGCTTCCTTTTCCCATTTTGCTAACATAATGATTGCATTTCCCAAATAAACAACCCACATTAACAATGTAGCCATATTGTCACTTCCATTTGTAAAATTACACCACCACATATAAACACTGAAAACATCGACAGCAACCCAAATCCACCATTGTTCTGCAAACATTTTTATACTGATAATCATTGCAATTACTGAAGAAACTGTTGTGAAAGAATCCACAAACGGCATTGCATCTCCTAAACACCCAAGAAGTAAGCCGTAAAAATAAGTAGCTAATGCCATAACAATCAGCAATAGGATTCTTCCTTTCCCTGTCATATGTCTTTTCTCTACTTCTTTCGTATTTTCATCCATATGCTTATTCCATACATAGAAACCAACGAATTGCATCGGTATATAATATAATGCATTTAACATTGTTTCTCCGTAGAGCTTTGCGTTATATGAAATAATTGCATATAAGACGCAATTCACCAGTCCGAAGGTGTATGCAGAAAGTTTGCCCTTTCCGGTACAAATAACACATAGGACACCGGTGACTGCTGATATAATTCCCATTAAAGAATCTCCCCAGAAGATACTTAATCCAGTAATAACTGCACAGGCAATAAACATCCAGAGAACTTCCCACTTTTTCCAGCCAGAAAGCTCGTTTTTAACAAAATTATTCAGATAATTCATCTGTGATACCTCCATTAAATTCAAATACCGGCATAGGTTCTAACTTAAACATGTTCTTTTCATGTAGATAATCAATTCTCTTCTTTACTTCTTCATCCTCACACACACCTTCCCTGATATATCTGTCTAAAACTTCATATGTAAAACCAAGATTATCTTCGTCAGTTTTTTGACAAAGACCATCCGCCGGAACTTTTTCAACTAAATTCTCCGGCAAACCAAGTTCTTTTCCAAGCATTTTTACTTCTTGTACAGTCAATCTGCTAAGAGGAGACATATCTCCAACGCTATCTCCGTATCTTGTAGAATATCCGACCCAATCTTCAGATAAGTTACATGTATTGATAACCCTGCCGTTCATTGATTGAGACACAGCATACAATACAGCCATTCGTATTCTTGGCGGCAAATTGATTGTTGTTTGTTCAGACACCTCAATATCTTCGTGCTTTAACTGGTTATGTACTGCCGCTACAGCCATAGAAATCGGAATCGTATAGCTCTTAATTCCCAGATGCTTAATTAGTTGATAACTATCTTCAATATCATCTTGTTTTAGATTTGGCATTAAAACACCTATAACACGGTCTTTTCCTAATGCCTCTACGCATAATGCTGCACATACAGAACTATCCTTTCCACCAGAAATTCCGATAATTGCATTACAATCCTTTCCATTTTGCTCAAACCATGTACGAATCCATTCTACAATTTGTAACTTCAACGACTTCAAATTGCACTTCAAAGCCACTTCAAACTGACCCATGCTGCCAAGCAATGCACTTTCTTCATCTGTCAGTCCAAGTTCGTTATATACTTCAAATTCATCTGCCGTATGCAAGAAAATCCAACAATGCATTTTTCTTGCAATCTCTAAAAGTCTTTCCTGATCCACCATTTAATCCTTATTAACCTCCACAATATTCATATAGTGTAACATCGCAGTCCGTTAGTGTTTCTTCAATCATCTTTAAAACCACAGACCAATCTCCGCCACCTCTATGACATGCCATAAGATATGGAATCGCAACACTCTTACCTTTAAATTGTTCATTAACCTTAATCAAGCAAGATTTAAGAGCTTCATAGCTTGTATAGCATTTTCCATCATATCCATATCTATCCTGTGCAAACAAATTAACGATAGCCTGCTTTTCAGAATCATCCGTATAAACTGTTTGAATCTGTCCTAATAATCCCTGTTTAATATTTGGATTATCACACCATGATTTATAATAATTAAACACTACAGGATACTTTTCTTTCACCTGTTTTGCCACACCACTACCCATTACACCTTGACAATTTACCTGATGTAAAATTGCATCAGCATTGCTCAAAAATATATCTCCACGTATATGCTTCATATAAAAAATCTCCTTTATGATGAACGTAAATACCTATATAACCCATAATAATGTTTCATTGTAGCTGGTATTTCATCCTGTAATTCTTTTAACTGTTGCTCAATATTTGATAAGCGATTTTTATACTCGCCAACAAGCTCTCGTTTCTGCTGAATTTCATCCACAGAATTTTCAATCATTTCCATATATCTGTATAATGAATCCACAATAGGAGTGGCTAAAATTCTCCTGTCATAATCTGTTGCAGAATTACCTCCACAATGACACATCGTTATGTAGTTATCTGCCAGATATAAAGTTCCATATTCGCTATTGCTCTGCTTTGCTGTAAAATCTCTCGTGTAATATCTAATAGCACACATTCCATACTCTGTGTTTAGAGTTATATTTCTGTCTATCTTTTTTAATGCTGTTTCTAATCGCTTGTTTAGAACTTTTCCGTCAAATGACTGAACTGTACGAATTACTTCTCCGTAAAGTGATAGTATTTTCTGCCGTGCGTCTATTTCTAAATCAAGTAATTTTGCAGCATCTGTATCGTTATAATACGCCATCAAACTCACGCTCCTTTAAAAAGTGCTCATGAAGACGTTCTGCTTTGTGGTATTCATTCATACCAAATCCAATGGAAGCGTCGCATTCAACTAGATGGTCGATAAGCTCGTCCATATCTGCGTCGTCATCAAAAATTAAAAAATGCTCAATTTCCGGATGTTGTTCAAGATATTTCTTAATCTCATACCCTCTGGTTGAATGCAGATACTCTGTTCTTCCAAGCACTTCGATACCATCCCTTAATCCACCGTTAATTAAGCATTCTTTGTAGTTACTATCTAATCTCCAAGTGCTCGATACGACAATTGAATATCCAAATTTCTGACAGAATTCAGATACCCACTGAACACATTGAAAGTTATTTACTTTGTTATCCTGTGGGAATGCAAATCTGCAATGTTTACCTTCTTCATCCCACATTGGTGTATTGACAACACCATCATAATCTAAAAACACTACGTTCACTGTATTCCCTCCAGTCTTAATATAAATCCCACCAATATTCCTTACATTTCCTATACGAATTTCCTTTTGGTGGCAAATCGCATCTTCTTGCTGCTCTATTAGTTCGTCTTTTTAAGAACCGTTGAGCATTTGAATTTCTTGGATATTTTACATATTTGCCAACAGGAACCCATTTCCCGTCAATTAAATCCTCTTCTATGTATCCGATATGGGGACTATAGCCAGACCCTCTCAAGATAATATTACGCAGTCTTCGCTCTTTTCTGTGTTTTACACGCCTGCGATAACCTCGATTTCTAATCTCCATATCCACCAGTCCTTTCTGGCTTAAAACTCGTTATGCCATAATCTGTTTCTAATTTCAGATAATTTGTAATCCTGAATCATTTCTCCATCTTTAAATACAGGAACCAAACAATTCTCTGGTGTATTATGTTCATCAAATGTCAGTCCATCTACATAACTGTAGTCTTTACCGTCAAACATAACACTACAGCAACCTTTTTGAGATTTCTTAAAGTTTCCGGTATCTGTTTTAGGATTCTTGAAAATCATAATTGGATTTCCGTTTTCATCTTCTGCATATGTTGCTTTGACAGCAATGCCAAATGTATCTCTGGTGTACGGATTATATTTAACTGCCGACACTCCATCATCTCCAACAATAAACTCTTCGAGACACTGCATTGAAAATGACCCGACACCAAGACTTACATTATTACAAGCGAATCCTTTTTCAATTAAAATCTCGAAAATTCGCTGACATCTCTGTGGAGTAATAGAGTCACCATACAATGCCTTTACCTTTGGATTAAGAACTTTGAACCCTTTTGAATTTACAGTACCTCCAAAAATATTCCATAAATGTTCTATTGTCTCAGTAACAATCTGAACCGGATCACCACTGTCACCACGGATAGCAATACAGCCGTTATGTGCCAAAATCTCCTCTTTGAGCTGAGGAAGAATATTATCTACAAGATTCCAGTAATCATAGCTATCACTTACCATAGAAAATGAATGATTTGGATAAACCTCTGTAAGCAATCTTCTAACAAGAGAAATTTCATCACCGTCAATTGCGAAATTACTACACATAACACTATGCTCTGTTGAGATAGCACCATATGCAACCGGCTCCTGCGTACAGTCACAATTGTAATAATGTTCAAGCCAAGGAATAGCAGGAACTGTTGCTGTATTTAAAAAGGACAGACAAAATGCAGCACTGCTCTTAATAGCACTTTCTACACTTTCCTGTCCTCTCATTGAGAAGTCTCCTAAAGCTTTCGCTCTTGGAATATCATCATCTACAGAAATCTCGTAGTATTTATTTACAAGTTTTCTGTAGTTGTATCCTACGTTGGCACTAACCATTGTATGCCAAAGAGTACAAGACATTACTGTCTCAATCGCATTTACCAACCAAATAAACTTTGGATTTGTGTTAGAAATTTCAAGCATAGGAACCTTGATATTTACACGGCATCCTTCCGGAATTGCTCTAATTTCTAACGGAAGGTATCCCAAATCATATAAATCACTGATTTTACTAAGGTCATAAGAACCTTTGCCAAGTGTATTATTCATAACGCGAGCATACTCGTTCAAGACCTCTTCTTTTGGTTTTCCAAAGAAATATTCATTGAAATACTCAATGAGATACTCTTTAATAAACGCCTGAAGTCCAAACATTACAAGTTTGTTCTGTCCGTCAAGTCTGGACATTCTTGGTGTAAAGTAAGACACCATTCTTGTAAGATTCGGATTGTACTGCTCTGCATGACATGCTTTGTAAAAATCTTTTAGTAATAATGGATTCATTTTCATATACGATACCTCCTAACTAAACCGTATAGTGAATGCTACGATTACGTTGTCTTGCAATAATCATACATTCAACATTTGCACTCTTGGCTTTTGAAATGATTTCCTTGCAATCTTCATCGCTGTCGTCATATGATAACTTAAGGTCTTCCGCACTGATGACATTTGCCATTCTTACCGGATCAAATTTACAATCAGTTGGAGTAAAATCAACATCAACAAAGTTATTTCCTTTTGAGTCATAAAGATAAACAGTCTCTTCATCTTCTCTAAATAAATCGAGATATACGCCCCTTTGTGTTGCCGTAATTCCGTTATCATAATACAGAGTTACATTGTATTTTTCAGAAGATACATTGATAATATTCAAATCCTTAATTGCATCTTCAAATTTTTCACCAGAACTTAACTCAAATGCAATGGCTCTTAAGCAGTCATAGTTTAGGTTGATTTTCTTTGAAAACGCAATAACCTTGTCAACTTCCCCATATTTTGACTCGTCAAGTTTGTCCATAAGATATTCTCTGATTTCATCCGCTGACGGATATTCAAATCTGAAATGATAATGAAATCTTCCCGGACGATTGATAAGATAAGCATTCAACTTACTCATATCATTACAGGTAATCACGAAAAGTTTCTTTCCACCGGAAACACCATCAAATAAACTTAACAAGTTGGTTTGTGGAGAAGCTTCTCCGTCCTTTGCTCTCAGCTCACCAAAAGTCTTATCAAATTCATCAAATAGAACTATAACTTCCTGCTCGATTCTTTCAATATATGATGCAATGCCCGGAACGAATGTATCTACCACGATAAGCGGAATATCTCTTTTCATTGCTTCATTTGATAACAATTTTGCGAATAAAGATTTTCCTATACCCTTATCTCCGCTTAGGATTACACCTAAGTTTCTCTCAAATTTTCCAAAAGCATCGAGAACTTTGTTTACCTTATCAAGATGTACTCCGTAAATCTTTGATTCTTTTACCTCAATTTCGACATACTTCTCAAGATAAAATCCTCTGTCTTTGCTAAATCTAACGACATATGTTTGTGTTGGTAACGCTTCATGTGTTTGTAATGAATCGTCAAAAATCTCATATGTATTTCCAGTGTTAATTACTTTCATTTATACCTCCTGACTACGATAGAACAGTAATCTTCTCATGTGCTACCATAAAAATACTTCTTGTCGTAAAAATATGCTTAATTAAGTTAGAGTCTATTAGCTCTCCCTTGAAGATTGTTTTCTCGCAATGAGTTACATATAGATAAACATCTTTTGCACCAGCATCTTTTAAAGCCTTAGCAGAGTGATAAAACGTTCCGCCTCTGCTACAAATATCATCGACAATCAAAACATTTCTTCCTTTTACGATATCCTCATTCATCATCTTAAGACCAAGAATATCTCCAGAACGCCAGTCTCTTTGCTTTACTCCGAATGCGTATGGAATATCTTTAATGATTTCAGAATATCTCTTCATTGCTCCCTCATCCGGATAAAATAGAACAAGTTCTTTATCGTCAATTTTGTCAATTGCAGAAATAATATACTCGAATCCATTATCTACTTGTAAATTGTTTATTAAAGCACAGCTTACATTTGAATGAGGGTCTCTGGTGTATACCGTATCGAAGCCAAGAGAGTTGATAAATTCTGCAAAGTATTTTAATGTGAAAATTTCATCGCTATTCTTCACTCTATCCATTCTTGCATTTGGAATATATGGTAAGAATAACACCACTGAAAATCCTGCATTTTTCAAATGTTTTGTTACATAATATAACGCAGACATTTCAATATCAGACTCATAATGCCATGTGATACATCTTGAACCACATTTATCTATTGCAACACCAGTATTAATTCTTAATGCTAATGTTCCGTCCGGAAATCTATTGTCCGTACATAACGGTTTGTTATCTAATAAAAGCATGGAAACCCTCCTTTATGCAGACAAATATTCTTTTACCCAATCAGGGTCAAGTGTAGGTCTGCTATCTCCGTGACACTTAAGAACAACTTCTGTTCCCCATACTAATCTGCCAAAATAGTTGATAGGTGTATTTAATAAGATAGCAACGATATTTCCATGATAGTTATCGTCGTTATACTTTGCTTTATCCTCTTCGGAGCACCATCCCCACACGCCTTCACCGTTCAGAGAATTGATTTTATCCTCGTCAGGAATATTAAACTTAATATATCCAGCCTGCTGCTCTACTTCTGGTAATTTCTCAAAAAATTCACCCTTATTAACCAAATCTTTCATAACGTTCTCCTTATTAAATGATATCAATCTGACACATTTTCATAGCTTCGATTGCATTAGTATGGCTCTCAGTAGTTACACCAGCACAACAAGAGGAATCCACAACGATTACCGCTTCCGGAATCATAGCCTTTGTAATCATTACATTAGAAATCACACAGATATCAGTACATAATCCGATAAATTCCACATAATCATACCCTTCAGCTTTGATGTATTCACCGAGTTCAACTGAACCAAATGTGTTTTTCTTAAATACCTTAACATTTTTCTCAGAAGTCTTAACTGCTACACATACTCTGTCGTTAATTTGCCAGCCATCACTATCTTCTACGCAGTGCACAACAGGTAATTTCTTGCCTTCGCTTGTAGTCAAATAGTTTTCATAATGAGTGTCCATTGTACATACAATATCTCCATCCCATTTTGAAATCTTATCTACGACATTCGGAATAATTGCTACTGCTTCTTTTGTTCCTAAAGCTCCGTCGATAAAATCATGTTGTAAATCGACCATAACTAATAACTTTTTCATGCAAAATACCTCTTTCTTCTTTTATTTAATTGATTGAACAATCTGCTTCATTATCTTGGAATGAGCTAGTTGCGAAGGATCGGGGCGATCCGGAGCAATGAGCTCATGGAAAAATAATGATGTGCCTGAAATCATCATTAAAAAATGCATATGTTTAGTTCTTTTACTGTGGTCTCGGCTTTAGCCGGACGGCGTAAAAGACTAAACTTATGTCATTTTTTTAATTGATGATTATTTTACAGACAAAACTTTACTCCGGCTTAGAACACAAAGCTCCAAACTGAAATCAATATGTATGTGGTTTGGAAATATACATTGTTCATCATTATTTAGTGAATTTCATTCCAACTCGTAGCAAATCCAGTTTCCTGCGATTCTGCCATCATAAGTGTTATTCCACTATAGTCTTCTTTAGTTAGCTCAACTTTTTTATCTTTATAATCCGTTTTAACCTTTTCATATGCATATTCCATAGCTTCATCATCCGTCATACTATCTGGGCATTCTATCTCCACTTTCTTGCACAGATGTTCTTCGATATAAATATTTATCTTCTTCATGCTACCTCCTACGCAATCAGTTTCATGAGTTCTTCCTGTGAAACCTCCTCGATTTCTTGCTCTATTTTCTCTTCTTCTTTATTCACTTCTTCTTGAATATTGTTTATATAGCTATCTAATGACTGTTGTTCTCCTACATCACACAAATCAATCGTAGAATAGATATTCGTTGTTTCTCCAAGAATCCAACCGTCATCTTGGTATTCTTCCTCAACATCTCCGGGTTCCTCGCCAGCACGCTTAAAACTATAATCAACTCCGCTTCTAATGAAGTTCATAATAAAAGAAACGTCATTATAACTCTCATACCACTTAACCCACGTCCAATATAAAGTTATGATATTATTTGTTTTATACATGGTTCCGTATCTAATGAGAGACATCGCAGACTCGTTATTTTCAGAAATTGCTTTTCTTATCATTTCTTGATAATCATTTTCATAAAGAGCTAACGCAACTATACTTCTATACCCCACTACATATCCACCTCCACGCTATTTATCATCTCACGAAATTTCATAAAATCAGATTTAGACATTGTTACATCTGAATAATAAAAGTCCTTATTGCGGATTATTGCCCAAATCTTTCGTAATTTCTTGTAGATTACTCTCCAAATAGTTTCATCCTGTTCGGAATAAAAATTTCCATTCATATAAGTCATGATTCCAAAACAATCATCATCGAAGTCTTCCTTATATACCCTGATATGGATACTATCTTCGCATCCGCATCTACAAGAAACAATAATCTCCGTTTTATCATCAGTGGTTAATACTGCCATAACAAACTCCTTTCCAATCTCACAATCCGATAAGGGTAATTTTGTCTAATGTCGAGAAAATACCCTTATTGCTTGTAATGAGTCGTTAGACTGCTATCGCCATCTTGACTGGCTTGTAGCCGTCAAGAATGGCTATCGCAGATAACGACGAATATTCCATTCTCTTAATACTTTGATTTACAATCCAAAGCTCCCAATTTTATGTATAGTATTCCATTTGAGAAATTTACATTGTAAGATTGCTTTATATTTATGAAGCCTGAAGAATCGCATAGAAAAGAGATTCTTCTATTGGTTCATCAATATCTCTTTCTATATAATTTTCATCTTCAAAATAATCTTCTTCATCATCTTCGTCGTCGAAATAATCTTCGAATTCAGTAAATACATCTGATTTATAACGCTCAAAATCACTATTATCCAAACTTACAAGTCCGTTTTCTCCGTAGTAAAAATATTCTGCATCGAAATCGTAAATGTTATTTACTAGCCAGCAAACTCCTCTTACTCCTTCTGACCGTGCTTCATCTCGAATTATTTCAACTACCTGCTCTGAGTCATAAATATTATCGCAGGAATGTAGGTCATTTTCATAGCAAAAGTCTATTAAGTCATACCACGATGTAATATTTTCCTCAAATTCAGCTCTTGTCATTAAAAATACACCTCCAAATATCTATGTTTTGCGTAATCAAATTACCAGAAGGAAGCTGGCGGATACCGGCGATGATCTGGTTTGGAACCTTTAATGGTTGAATTCTGATAGGTCTGCTGATGAAAACCATGAGTTTTCTGATAAGCAAGGTGTGTTTTTAGGTGTTTATAGGTATATTCGTCGGAATGAATTTGGCTGAAACGCCGGTTTGTAAGCCCCGAGACACTCTTCAGGCATCTGCTGCATGTAGCTGGTAGCCCTTCTTCCCTATCAAGATATTACTTTGGCGTATCACGCAAAGCACTTATGTGAACATAAGTAACTGCATTACGCAAAATTAGTCCTCCACCGCATCTCCCCAGTGAAGGACATATAATCTGTTATCAATATCAATTATTTTAAAACCCATATGCTCATAATATCTCCATACAGTATCCCATTGAATTACATCCACTAAGTCCTCTTTAATTTCATCAAGATGTTCTTCAGTGATATTCTTTGCAAATGGTATATACATCTCTGTTGCTAAATAGCAGGCACATTTTTCTTCGTCTGTAGAAATTAACCAGTCATCAGTTCCAACTATTTCTTCAAACATAAAATCATTCTCGCATAATTTCTTTACGAAGTCTTCATCATCAAGACCACAAGCTCCAGATGCGTCTAGGATTTTATCCAGTAATTCCAGAGTAAGTGCCGGACATTCTGTGTTAATTTCTTCCAAAACTTCATTTAGTTTCTTAATATCATTGTAATAACCAATCGAGATGAAGCCATCCCAATCAATAATTTGCAACTCATGAGAAGTGTCGATTTTTCCCTGTAAATTGCAAGGCAAAGTTAACGGAACTGTTTCTCCAGTATCCCAATCATCAACTTCTACTTTTAACTCAACCAAAATCTTTTCCCTCCTCTATTTACTTTCCTTTACAATCTAATTGTAGAAGATGGTTCTGAAGGAAGACATCCGGAAGTTGCAGGTGAAGAACCGTCGTCGCTGGATATGAAAAATTCTGGCGGTGGTCAGATATTAAATTGTGGAAACCGCCGTATTATTGATACTTTATTCCGTTGACTGTGTAGTTCAGAGCCTATTGGATGTTAGATTCCCGTGCAGGCACCTCCTCGCGGCGTAGAGGCATCTCTCCTCTTCCCTATCAAGGTGTTACTTCGGCTTAGAACACAAAGCGTTTGTTTGACTAGCAAACAAAACAATGCATTGTAAAGTAAAAGCGGAGAGTCAGGGACTCGAACCCTGAAGCCCTTTTCAGGACACGCCGGTTTTCAAGACCGGTGCCTTACCAATTAGGCTAACTCTCCGAAAAGCTGATGACAGGACTTGAACCCGCAACAAACTGATTACAAATCAGCTACGCTACCAATTGCGTCACATCAGCAAATATAAATGGGTCGTTTGGGATTCGAACCCAAGACCGCCCGGTTATGAGCCGGGTGCTCTAACCAACTGAGCTAACGACCCAAACCGGATGCGGATATGGAGACTCGAACTCCAGACAACTCGATTAAAAGTCGAGTGCTCTACCAACTGAGCTACATCCGCTTGAACAGAGGCGAGAGGATTCGAACCCCTGCTTGACGGTTTTGGAGACCGCCGTGCTACCGCTACACCACACCTCTAAAACGGAGAGTAGAGGACTCGAACCTCTGCACCGAATAAACGATGAACGGATTAGCAATCCGCCGCAGTACCAACTATGCTTAACTCTCCTTATTGAACTTCGTATACCCTAACAGCGTGAACATTACCTTACATAACCGCTGTTTCCCTTTAAAAGGTTTCATGGATTCTGGTTTGGTATACCCTACTACAATCCATTTTTCAGTGTTCAAAGTGACACTACCGAGACTCGAACTCGGATTCCAGCCTTGAAAGGGCTGTGTCCTAGACCTGTTAGACGACAGTGCCAAAGTCTGGATGGCAGGATTTGAACCCGCGACCTCTTGATCCCAAATCAAGCGTGATGCCGAACTACACTACATCCAGAAAGTACTGGTGGTGGGACTTGAACCCACACGGTTGTTATACCATCGGAGCTTAAATCCGATGTGTCTGCCAATTCCACCACACCAGCAAAAATAGCGGAGGCAGGACTTGAACCTGCGACCTCTGGGTTATGAGCCCAGCGAGCTTCCAACTGCTCTACTCCGCGATACCCGCAACAGGACTCGAACCTGCACGCTTTCGCACCAGAACCTAAATCTGGCGTGTCTGCCAATTTCACCACGCGGGCTAGTTACTCTTATATTATTTTGAAAATTTTGTCGAATTATTCTCAAATATTAACAAAACTATACTTTTATTATTGTTCTGTCATCATATCAATAACTTCTTCTATACAAAACTTCAAATAGCTATAACATTCCTCTTCTCTTTCCCATACAATCAACGCACATTCATCACTAAAATATGTTTTTATTCCACCAATCCTTTTAATATCCTCTGAACGCATTCTTAGGTTTATACCCTTATATGTGTCTGTGTTAATAACCTCTAACCACATATCTCGCATAAATGCTCTGGCTTTTTCTATATCATCAAAAATATATTTTTCAAATTTTTGTTCAATATTAGAGGATACGAATACTTCATATAATATCTTCATACTAAAAGTTTACACCTCTTTCATATACTAATGGAGATGAGGGGAATCGAACCCCTGTCCAAAAATATTACTTACTACCATTCTTTACGCTGTTCTAGGCTTTTTAGCAAACTCTCATCGAACTCTTCCATGCTTTAAGTAGCCAAACACTCAACGCTCGATATAGGGCAGTTTGGTTTCCTGCGTCCACCACTC